TTTTCAACAGGCCGGCCAGTAAATGCGCCGGCTGTTTTCAAGCTATCAATGCTTATTGTTTGCGTTGCCATGTTCCACTCGCATTATCGCCAGTACGCTGGATTGGAATGTTCGCATTAACCACGCCACCCAATGGGAACGCTGTAGGGAAGTCTACAATGTAGCCGCTGAATGTGTACCATGTGCGTGTAGTAGGCAATACAGGATTAAGCGCACTGTCTGCCGTTGGTGTAGATGTGCCATCTGACCAGCCAATGATCCAGTTTAACGTCTTATCCGTATGATCAGCCGGGTTTTCCTGGAAAAGCTCGAATAGCCGGCGGTGGGAGTTATTCTGCGGCTCAAGATTTACCGTCATTGTTGCTTGCCCTGGCGCCCTCAGGCCCGGGGTGTTTTCCCGCGTGTAATCATTAATTGTAGTCGTATCAATACCCTCAATCGGCGATCCGCCAGGGTTAAAATCTGTAACCTGCTGTATCTGTCTTGGTTCATCAGTTTCTGGATCAACAAACCAAACTTGAGTACCCTGCACTAGACGTGGCATGTTTTTTACCTCTTTGTTATTGACTTTTACGCTTGCTTTAATATAACACTATTCACGGGTAAATACACCCTCACACGTAAACCCAAAAACAAACAGATTTGTTTGAAAATCTTTGCCTTGGTCATTCCAAGAAATCACGTACATGCTTTGCTCAATAACATCGCGTATTGCCTGTGTCGCATTGTTGGCAGTGGCTTCACTGGTAGCAAAAACATCAAACTGTATTGATATAGTATCCTCTGTCGGAATATCTCCTAATGAGTTTTCAGGAGTACCGCCAACAATACGCCAAACGGCATACGGTGCCTGCGTACCCTGTGGCGCTGAGCCATAAGGGTAAACCCTCAATGGATTGCTTCCAAAGAATGCTGTGACTCTAGAGTCAGCAGAAAGCAGCGAATAGATAGCTGGCCCAATCATTTTGCAACCCTCGATGCTTGTCTGATTTTGCGGTCGATGTATTTATCAAACCGCCGGGAGAATTCCATAATTGCTGCGCTGGATTTTGCCCTCATGGCAACCTCCAAAAAACTACGCCCGGCAATGCCTTTTTTTGGTACGCCAAACTCCACAAAGCGCCAATACCACGTGTCGCCACCAGGGTTTCCTTTATCGCCGCCTGTGTAATAAGTGCCTGTTTTACCTTCCCTGATATTACGCCTTGTTTTTGCGTATTGTTTGGCTCCACCCATAATTCCAACTTGAAATACTGTTTCTCCAGTCTGCTTGAATCTTTTTGTCGATGCCCTGACAACAACATTCTTCCATATTTGCTCGCCTGTTTTTGGATCATCTACTGCTTGAGCATTAGATATTGCCTCTACTTTTATTAAATCAGCCGCAGCCCTTAACGCCGTCCTGGCACCTTTCACTTTGACATCGCCATTCAATAGCTTCAGCTTCAACTCAATGCCATTCATGCCTTCTAATTTATATTCAATGGCCATTTAGCATTTCTTCCTTTTCGGCATTCCACACATAGTCATGCAATCCCTCCGGCCTGTTGTCAAACCATGGGCCGCCAAGTGTGTAATGGGCAACAATTAAATCTTCAGGCATTGGCTGCACGTCTACCAGCCAGTTATAGCCAGTGGGTAGCTCGCCTATCTCTGAATCGTGCAGCCAGTAAAAGGCGTGCAGATCACGCCCAGGCCTGCGGTTTATGTCGTCAATGGATAGCCGCCGATTAGCAGGATGGCCACAATTAAACGCCATGAAGGATGACCAATTCTTTCTGCTGTATTTCGTCTGGATACAATTATCCATCTTTATGCCTTCATCGCCGGCATGCTTATGCTTTACACACATAACCGCATATTGGCTGGCCAGCAATGGCAATATCTTGTAAATGTCATCAGCAAAAATCATGTCGCAATCCATGAATATTGCCCAGCCGTTTTGATGAATCAATGGCACCAAAAACCGCGAAACTGAAAACTCTGTAGAGAATGGCGCATCACTTACAACGTCATGCATGCCGATGGTATGGCGGGTAATCAAACCTTGCGCCTTTAACTTGTCTAGCTTCAACGGCACGATATTAACCGGCTTGCTTGCGTATTTGCGCAACGTGTAGCAGCAAACGTCAAACGCTATCTTTTCTCGCTCATCATAGCCGATATACACCGTCAGCATTTTATTGCCTCCACCCTGAAATCTCTGTTTAGTTTTCTTCCATGCCATTCCGGTGGCTTTTCTTTTATGTCAGTAAATCCGGCCTCTTTTAAAAGCGGCTTAATTGTTTCAAACGTCCAGCCCCACTTATGGCACATGAGGGGATCTTCCAATGTCTGATCGCCGTATATTGGCCACATGGCAAACTGATCATTCATGCCATGCAGTAAATTCTTGGCAGCCTTAAACACATCCGGCATTTCAATAATTATTTGACCCCCTGGCTTTAATAATCTAGCCCACTCTTTCAATACTGCCGGCACTTCCCACCGGTAAAAATGCTCAAGTATATGGACTGACAAAACAACATTGGCAGATGCATCAGGCAGTGGAACGTCAGATACATCGCAGAATATATCCGGGTCACGCGGCGCTTTGGGATGCCGCACCATGTCGCAATTTGTCCATCCATCAAGTACATGTTTTCCGCAGGCCAAGTGTATTTTCATTTATAGACCGTCGAGTGTTTGTCGGTAAACCAATCTGGTTTTTCTTTTGTATAATAGTATAGCGCAATACTACGCCTGCACATATTTTCAGGGCATGACAGCGGGAATGGATGCCCATGCCATGATGTTTCTGACGTATTAAATATGACAGCCCTGCCGGCAATCGGCTCTACCATAACCTCCATTTTTTCACCAAGTAATAACTGCCCGCCAAATTCAGGTAGCCAATTTTTATTCAGGTAGATTAACAAATTAACGCGGCGATAAAGAGGCCCAGGCAATTGATTAAAATCAACATGCATACCAAGGAACCCGCCGCGCCTAATTTCATGCAGCCCGCCGCCGCGCAATTTCTTATCTGGAATTAAATTAGGAATTCCGGTTATCGACTCGAGTCTTGCAATAAATTCTTTTGAATTAAGCCATCGGACAAGGCGCTTTGCTGCAGTCGGCAATCTCGTTGAAAATCTTTTTATTGATGTGTCTTTTGAAATCGAACCCATCTTTTTTGGCCACTCTGCCAAGATGTTATCAATCTCAACGACTGGAATAAAATCATCAATGATCACATGGGGGAATGGGTCATTTATCATCTTTCATTTTCTCAATGGTGGCATTGGCGAATTTCATCATATCTCGTGATTCATGTGGCGCCCAATTAAACCATGCTACCTTTGCCAAAAAATCCAATCTCTCATCTCTGGTAAGGTGTAGTTCCCTTGATATTTCGCCTGGGTAAATTGCAGCCCCTACGCCATCCGTGCAGATGGCTGGAACGCCATGTATACAAGCATCAACGCTCACGTTAGAATGATTTGAAACAACAAGACGGCATCCTGTCAACCATTTTTTAATATCGCCCTCATGCGCAACAATGCACCCTGATATAGTTTCTACGCCCCTTGGTTTTGGCCTGAATGCAACGGGAGTAAGCGGGTAGAATTTATTGATCTTTGCTACCATGCCCTTTTCCCAAGTCATATCATTATGGCCCAAAAACGCCTTTGATTTTCTGCCAAGGCCACACAATAAAATATGACCATCTTTGTCATAGGTATCTAACAGCTTAATTCTGTTTTGATTGAATCTTGAGGGGTCATTGGTTGCATGCTTCAGTATATTCTGCGGGTGCCATTCATTGATTGAAAGCCTTGCATGTGATCGCCTGTAGCCATAATCTCTGCCAAAATATCCTATATCAAGAATGATAACATTCCTACCAGTCGCCCGATGCTCTTTAATTGCTTGTTGCTGAACCTTGCCGCCATATCCCCAAAGTACAAGATTTTTGCATTTACCTTGATATGAATTGGTGATAATTGATCGAGTGGAATTTGCAATTTCTTTTAAAAAGAATTGCGCCCTGTCTGGGTTGGTGTTCAGTATTAAAACCTCGTTTTCAACCATTCCAGATATTCAGCCGCAACTGCCTCTATTGAGTAGTGTGTTTTTTTATTCTTGTATTCATTGGCCAATGAAAGCCTGTAATCATGGTCAGCAATTCTATCAAACGATTTTGCCAAGTCTGTAAATAAATCAACTCTTTCAAACCTAACGCCATACTCAAGATACCCGCATTCAGGTAATGCAATAAATGGTGTCAGTGATCCGATAGCATTTGAAAACTTTACCCCTGATTTCCAGTGGTCGCTTGCATAATTTCGCCACTGGCCGCCGCGCACCCCAATCATTGCATCACACGATGCTATATTTGCTGGATTAATATCGAATTTCCACCCGCGTGATTTACACTCACGCAAAATAAATGGCAGCCATTCTGTTATGTAATGTGGCGCACCTTCATAACCAATAACTCTAACGTCTTTCCTTATTTGATTTTCTTCAATGCTTGGCCTGTAGTGGTGCCGCAAACTCCAGCTTGCTAACACATCATCTTCCATCTTTTGCGTTGCTGCTATCGTGTACTTAAAGCCGCGCATCTTTTCCTTTACATATTCAAAATAATTCCCGCGTTGCATTGGTTGAGGCCAGCAATCAACAACATCAAAAACACTATTGCCAAAATTAAGCGCCGCGCTTGTCGGCCTTTTAACGCATATACAAACATCATACCCTTCCAAATCTTTTGCCATTGCATTGGGGATAACATCGGCGCCAATGGCTCGCCCCAATTGCTCCCCGCGAACCTTCCAACTTCCTGATTTGCCGTTGCCAGTTATTACAATGCGCATAGTTTACCTATCGCCTCGCCACTTTCTATTTCATCCAGTGTCCACATCGCGTCATATATTTTTTCAAACGCCTTTTGCCTATCCGGCTTTTGAGGAATTTCAAAATTAGCCTTGCTGATATGTGTTGCTCCATCTTTCGCTATCCAGTTTTTAAATTCATAAAATACCGGGATTCCTTCAGCCATTGCCTTGATTGCCGCACCGCTGCCCCACGTTATCACGTAAATTGCACTTTTAAGATCATCTAACAAAGGAACGCAATCTCTAACGCCTGGGTGCATTCTAGTCCTGCATTTAACCGGGAGATTTAATTCCCAGCCGTTTGGCATGGCCACTCCGGCAGGGCCTATGCCGCGCTGTGGCAATGCCACAACCTCTTTCCCCACATTGCGGTATGGCTTTAATTCTTGGCCATAATAACGATACCTGTCGCCATTGCTGCATGGCCATCTTCCTGCACCATTGTGCTGGTCGCGTGACAATGCATACCATACATTCCCGGCGTGGCTTTTGCCCATATAGCCATTTTCAGCAACCAGCACATTTGCGCCGGCTGACTCGAATTGCTTTGCTAAATTATCGCTTTGCCCGTATCTATTCCAAACTATAACGACATCATCAGGTGTTGGCCTCGCAATGCTTGAGACGACAGTATACCCGTTAGCCTTCAGGCCATTTTCAAAAGCATGTCGCCGATAATTTGGCGAGTCTTTAAGATTTACTACTGCGCGCACAATTCAGCCTCTAGCGTTGAAATTCTAAATGCCTTTAATTCTGTATAACGCGAACAATTCACGATCTTTTCTTTTTCTTTTATTTCATCAAAATGGGCATGCCATCTTTTTACCCTTTCTTCAACCGGGTTGCATAGCGGCAATTCATGCGGGCCATGCCAGTGTATGCCATTCTTCAGGCTGCAATCATAGCCTAACAGAATTACTTTATCTGCCTTGAGTTTATCAATGGCAAACTCTATCGCCCGTTTTCCGCTGTTCTGCACACCCCTGTATGGGCCGTGTACATTTAATCTGTGATGCTGTGCTACATTTTCAAGACATGTCCATTTTTTAGCGTCTGTAGTTATTTTCTTTTCGTTCTCTCGCCACCATCCCGGGTCGCCTGCGTAAATATGCTTTGCGAATGCGACCATTTCCCAAGTGTTGTTGATTGCCACTGTTTCAATCCCTGACTGCCTTACAATGTCGCAATCTTCGCGGGTTAAGCTTGGGCCAGATGCTATACAACATATAACCCTCATTCAAAAATAATTCCACGCTATTGACCCAGAAACTGAATTACTTCTTGCATCAACCAAGGTACAGATTGCAGGCCCGCCAATCTGCGCGCAATACATTGCAAAGGTGTTTGGTGTTGCGGCGAGTGCTGCAGTTAATATATGGCTATTAACAGGTTGGCCATTTTTGTATAGCCATACCGTTCCGTATGTCCCAGCATTTGAATCGACTGCTATTGAATATTGCGCTTGATCATCGTAGTCGAATTCTATTAGCCCTGTATTGTCAGGTGTAATTAAATTCCCCACTCGATAGTAGCTATTCAGCCCGCTGCGGTGCAATGCAAACCCTATTGCCATAGTTGGCGGATACGTTGCAAAGGCAAAATAATAAACTCCGCCCTGATCAAATGAAGGGCCAATAATAGTACAATCTTGCTTTGTTCCGCTATATATGAATTCTTGCTGTGTAACTACAATGCCGCCACTTCCGGTAAATTGCGCAGTGTAGTCAGTTAATATCTCAGCACTTGCCCCATTGCTTGTGGTCAACACTACCAACGTTGGCGGGTCTATGCTGTCAGTCTCCAAAACCTCACTGACTGGAATTGTCAGCCATGTTTTTCCGGTTTCAAGATCTGGCAAAATGCCATGGATGTTAAATGTTTTACCCATGCCTATTATGCGCATTTTAACATTTAATCCCGGCCTGTTTCTTATCGTAATTCTGGCCACAATTTCAGATTGCATGGCATTTGATGATACAAATTCCTTTGCCGACAAATAATGGATTTCTGCCGGCACAGTACTACAGCCGGTTACAGTTTGCCATGCGTCAACCATTCCGCCGGTTGTGGAGTCTTGCGTTTGCACTGCATGCTGAATTTCAACAACATGGCGCAATCTTCCGGCATTTATTCCCATGTCTACCTCAGTGCAGGGTCGCGCAATGAATACAGCATTGCAGTTACATCGTTAGGCAACATGCCAAGCTGGAATGCGCCATCAGGATTCACGTCACGATTTTTAAACATGTACCCAACCAATAACATGCATGCCGCCTGCACTTTGTAGGGTACTCCAATTGCCACGCCATTACTGTCATTTACGGTTTCACCCATAGAATCAGTAAAAGAATCTGCGCCGTTTTTCAGATAGTCGATTATCATTTCGCTGGCCGCATTTATTTGCAGCGTGATATAACTGTCATAGGTGGTGAAGTCTATTCCTAAATGCACCTTTATATTATCAAGGCTTACTAGCATTTATTTGCACCCCACTCACTAAATCCTTGCCGTCTTTCCCGTCCTTGCCATCGCGCCCCTTTTTGACAGCCAGCGTCCAGCCTTTGCTGCCGGTTTCGCCAGGCTTGTCAGATGTAATTTCATTACAGTGCCACAGGCTGCCGGCCCATGTAACGGCATCCCCGGGGGAGTATCCGCCTGGCATAAACACGCCGCGATAAATTAACGCTGGAATCTCTACTGATCTTTCAATTATTTTGCCATCTGACAAAACAGACTTAATGCTTATGCCGCGCTCGCTAACTTGCTGAATATCTAACGATGCAACACCGGCCACAATGCATTCCCATCCCTTCATTTCATCAGTACGCTGATACGCTCGCCATAGTCCGTTGTTGTGGCTTGCATATGTGCCTCGCGGGTATGATTTTTCAGCATCGATGGCCGGCATTATTTCAAGCTCTAGCGCGTCTTTTCCATCATTGCCATCCTTTCCATTTATGCCGTCACCGCCTTTTTCCCCGTCTTTGCCATCCTTTCCATTGGTGCCGTCTTTCCCGTTTATTCCATCGGCTCCCTTTCCTCCATCATTGCCATCCTTTCCATCACGACCATCTTTGCCATTTTCAACGACAACGTGCTTGGCAATTTCTACAGCCGTTGGGATCTCGCGCAACTCTAACGCCTTTACCCTTTCTGACAAGCCATCAATGCTTTCGGCTACAAATTTTTTAATTGCCGCAGCCATGTCGGCCATGTGTTTTTTTACATCTTCAGATTTCAATTTCAAACCCCTTGATAATTTCGGCCATGAATTGCTTCATGTCATCTTCAGGCGCTTCAATGTCTTCAGGCTCAGGTTCTTCAGGCTCGAATTTTTTAAGCGGATCAAGCATTGCATTTATTCCTTCAGTGCTTAATGTCGGGAATGCCGCAGCGATAACGGCAGCGGCTGAATCAGCGGGAAGTTTACCCTGTGATACAAGAATTATAATTTCATTCAAGGATGCAATCTGCGCGCCATTTAATGCTGTTTCTTGTACGCTTGTCGCGGCATCCTCAGTCATGCCATCTTCTGGTGTCGTCGATTCTGTGGATAACGGATTTTTACTGTCGCGCTTAGCTAATGCTGCAAGGCTGTAATTCTGTTGCTGCATATATACCGTGTCGCCGCCTTCAATTGGCGGGAGGTTTAACTTTGCGCGCCCATTGTTTGGCGTGAAAACTGAAGCATCAATTCCTATCTTAATTGTCTCAAGTTGCGTCTTTGCATCCATTCTAAATAAGCCAGAAAGGTCTAGCTCTATGCACTCGCCGGATGAAACACCAAGGCCATAATCTAACGCAATTTCCATATCTTCAATGTGCCGTTGCAAACATTGCGTGTAATAATCCTGAGTCAACGCTTCAATGTTATTATGCGTTGGCATTGTGCCAAACCCAACCTTGTACGCGGGGACATGATACGCGCTACAGACAGATTCTGCTGTCCATTTAATTTGATCAATTAATTGCGCATCAACAGCTGTCATCCTGAATGGCTCGAATTTCAAGCCATCGCCCATGACCATGATCTTGCCTGAATTCGCGCCCGTGAAATTACTTTCAAAATAAGCCTTCAAACGCGCTGCGGTTTCATCTGAAATCGAACCTGGGGCCGTTAATCCGCCGCCTGGCTTAGCCCCATTTTCAAAGAATTTTTTGGAGTCGCTTATTATGCTTGCGCCGGCATTTTCTGCGGTTCCGCAGGCATACAACGGGGATACGCCAACTAACGGATGAAATAAGCAATTCATCCTGTCGTGAATTATTTCAGATGCTGGAACGGTTACTGCTTGCTGAATTCCTGCCAACTCGCTGGCATTTAATTGGTAATAAACATCGCCGGAATTAGTGACCAAAACCGATACTTTTTCAGGGTCGATTATGTAAAGCCTGGTGACAATTCCTCGATTATCCCTTCCCTTTAAAATGTATGTGTTGCCCCGAATTAATTTTGACAGCATCCACCATTCTTTAAACTGTATGTGGTTTTGGTAGCTGTTAGGCTTGCGCAATACACTCAATAAATCAGATGATTTATTTTGTACATAAATCCCGTCTTTTGTTTCACGCATTACCATAGGCGTTAGCTTGGCAATGTCTGAAGATATTAATGATATGCAAGAATAAACTGGCGGGTAGGCCAGTACAGTATCCATCCGCCATTCATCATTGTTTTGCCATGCTCCGCCGTATGGCTCGCGAATAATAGGAAACCATCCGCCTCGACCGTCAACCGGGGAAAGTGTCTGGCTTTTCCTGATTTCAAATCCGAATGGCAACCTCATTAATTTGTTCCGATGTTTTGTGTATTTCGATTTATCGACAATGGCGGCCTGCCACGGCCTCGCCTAACAATGTCATTATGCGGCATTTCTCTAGTCAAAACTTCAGGCTTTTTTGCAATAATCGCCGGAGCATCCTGAACAATTTCAACATGGCCAGTCTTTAATAAAAAAGAGGCCAATTTATCGTTGGCCTCAAATACGGTTCCTACTTTTTTGCCGGAATACCCGACAATGACTTTCAGTGTTTTCATCACTCACCTGTTTTTGTTTTGCCATCCTTGGCTAGAAAAATCAGCTACCCCAACGCACTTGATCAATGCGCACAACACCAGCATCACGCCTGCGCTTCCAGTTGATATAACGCTCGGCACGGATGGCCACGCTGTTAGTCTGGAACATACTGACCATTGTGGTGGCGGTGCCTGTTGAGCTGTTGTTAGTCGGGTTATCCAACATTTGCAACGATGCTTCGCGGCTAACGTCAATGGTTATTCCACCGTCATCAGCAAGGAAGATGTCAGATGCATTAACCAACACGACATACGAGCCGCTAGAGTCATCAGGAACATACTCTGACACAATAACTGGCAGACCTTCAAAAGTTCCGCCAAGCATTGTCAGCTCGGGGAATTCTTTCTGGCCAAGCGCGTTACGCATCAAAGACAGAGCCAGTGCTGTGGTGGCCTGCATGATCCATACACCGGTAGTTGGTGTGATGTTCGCGGCAATGAAATAAGCCATTGCTGCTTTCACGTCAACACGTATTGCATCGGCATCTACACCGCTGGAAATTACACGGCTAACGCCATTGGTAATCGAGGCAGGTGATACGTTTGCGGTTTCTGATTTCTCAGGGTCAATAAAGTCGGTATCAATACGGCCAATCAATGCACCGGCCAATGAATCCCTTACCAGCATTTCTGCCGAAGGATTGCTGAATCGAACCAACTCATCGGACAGAACTGCAATGTTAGCTACTTTTGCAAAGCCAAGGTAGGCATCGGTGAAATCAAACTTGGTCAGCGGCTTAGGTGCGCCCTGGCCCACCCAGTAACCGGTGCCGCCTGAAGACTGGCCACGGATATGCACGTTGAATGGAATCTGGCGCAATGCCGGAATGCCACCTGTGCCAAACTTGCCGATGATCGTTTGCGGCCGCAGATACTCGATAAAGTCGCCAGCAAACTGGTTGTAGGCAACTAACGGGCTTGCCCATGTTGTGCCGGTTGTTGTGCCTGCTTCAACCGCTGCCTTGAGCGTCAGGTTGATCGCCTCATCATGCGGGAAGCGCGAAGCGGCAATGGATTTTGCAGTGTGTAAATCACCCTTGGCCGCGCCAAGGCACATTGCATAACGCGCAAAGCGAATGCCCTTTTCCAGCTTCTCGGTGTATTTAGGAGTAGCCGGCACAGTAGTGCGTGTCGCCATACCTGAGACGTCAGTAACAACAGTGGCTGATTTCAGATTAATTTCTTCCAGATCTTTCAGCCTGGTTATTTGGTCATCAATGGCTTTCAATTCTAATTTCAATGTGTCGAAAGATTCGCTTTCTGACGCATCAAGGCCACGGCCTTCACCGGCTGCCTTTTCCATCAAGGTATTCATTTCAAGCTGTTTTGTTTTGCGGGATTCTTCAAACCCTTTGATTTGCTCTTGAATGTTCATGTTTTTTGCCTCCAACGGCTTTGGTTTTGTGATGCGTGCTATTACTTGTTTTTCCGAAACGCCGGAGGATGGTTTAGTTGGTACTTCAACGGCATTGCCTAACGCGGCGGCCATGTTTTGCTGATCAAAAGATTTAATGCTTAGAATGGTTGCGTCGGCATTTGCCGGAATGGTAACAAGGGATAATTCAAGCCAATCCCATTTTGTAAAGTGGATGCCGCCATTATCTAGGAATGCGTATTCAATTGGCCGGAATCCGATTGATAAGCCCCGGACTAGATTTAATTTCAGCGACTGCCAAGCTTCCTCAAGCCTTGCTGCCAGGCCCGCGGGAGCATCGGCTTTTGGTATGTGGCCCTTGACTTCAATTCCATTTTTTGTTGGCCTTGCTGTGATGACTGTGCCAACTGGCATCAATTTGTCATGCTGCCAAAGCAGCGCAATCGGCAAACGATATTCGGCGCCTTTTGGCTCAACAATATCATTCATCCGGTCAGTCGCCGGAGTGGATGCTATGCCGGTGAATTCCCGTTTTTCGTCGTCAAATGCCTTGATTTCAATAGTTGAATAAATGCGCTCAACTGATTCAGCAAGCTGTTTTAGCTCCACCATGGAAACCCTTTTTTATCTATTGTCAATAAGGTTACCATAAAAATTAACTATTGCAAATCCATTGCCTATAGCAAAAATCAATTAGACAACAAACATTTGAAACTTCTTTTTTGCAGACGCTGGATTTAATCCCATTAACGTTGCCGCCGCGAAAAACGCCATTAGCGGGTCAATTTTTGCTGACCCGCTGACCTGTTTGGTAATCAATACCCCATTTGCCCGCTGCTCTAACCGGGCGTTGCCTACGCACCAATTCATCAATGGCTGGTCAGCATGGGCCAGCGTTCCATCCGCCAACTTGCGTTCTGCTGTTTTTATTGCCCCACCTAATTTCCACCCTTGGGAGACGCCAACCACCCTATCGCTTGGCACATTTGCCGCGTCCAGCGCGTCAAGAATTGAACCAATGCCAGCTGGGTCAACCCCGATTTTATCAAGCAACTCCAGCGCGTGAACTTCAGAAACAATCTCTACCAGTTCATCTATGTCTTGCCCAGCCCTTTCAACAATAACTAAATCACCATCCCTTGCCATGTCCTTCAGTCTTGCGGCCTCTGACTTTCGCCTCTCAAGCACTGACGAATGCGCCCACGCCATAGACCATGACAGCCATTGTTTTGTTTCTTGATGCCGTCCAATTATCGTTAGCCCTAACAAGTCATCCAAGCCGCCGCCATCAATGCCGACCGCTATCACTTCACTGTTTTGCAGGATGTATTCCCGCGTTATTTCCTTGTTTGCTGTTTTCTCCCAAAACTCAGCGCCGGGCCAGCGGTTATTCATTAATGCAACGCCCACCTCAACATTTAAATGCTTGGCCATGAATCCATTAACTGACTCTTGTCCGGTTTCAATTGCAACCTGGTAGCCGCGCTCTAAAAATTCTACATCCACTGACCTGCCAAGATTTGGATTGACTAAGCCAAAATTACTAAATTCTTTATGACCGTCATTGTCAAGTATGGATTTTGGGAATTCATATAGCACGGGGAGGAATCTTTTATCTACAATAACGCCATCTCTAACATTCCTGCCATACTGCAATTTATTTAGGAATACCCCGGCTGGAGGCTTATCTGACTGCGTTGTGAGGTAAATAATGCAGCCCTCAGGCCGTGATGCAAGTCCGCCGGTCGCCTCCCTTAACATATTCTCAGCGTTAGCCATGCTGCCAAAAAGATGCAATTCATCCACCAGAATATAGGATGCCTTTTTCCCGCCTACCGTGTTGGAATCCGCCGCCACCACTTTCAATGTCGCGCCAGTTCCCCGGTGTGTAATCGTCTTTATATGCTCCTGCACGTGCAATAATGATGATAAATCTTCATCGTGCCTGATCATGTCGCGGCATGGATTAAAGCTGTTGTCGGCAACCTCTTTTGTTGGCGCGAGAATAATTAGCTCTGCTGATGTTCTCCAGTTCCTTATCAAAAGTGTTAGCATTATCCCGGCAGCTAACGTTGATTTCATGTTTTTCTTTGGTATTAAAAGCTCGAATTCCTTAATCTCGCGCCTTCCAGACTCTGAGTCGTAAGAGCCGAATACCGCGCCGGAAAACTCAAACACCCACTCGCCGCATGCCTCGCCAAATGTCGGATGACCTGCAATGTCAACAATTTTCAGTTGGCGTAAAACGTCATTGCCCGCCTGTGATTCTTCTGGGTAGAGCGGGGGAAATGGTATCAATCCCTGCCCATTTATCAGCCTATTCTCCCAGTCTGGGCATGCGGTCGACCACTGGGCCATTATTTGACGGCCTTAAGTTGACCAGGCGCAAGCGCCACGCCGAACCTGTTAGCCTGCACATCTTTTGCCTTTTTGTCTTTTTCGTCTTTTTTGTTTGCCACTTCAAGCCTCGGGTGGCGGTATGGCGCCAGTGCCTTGGCCGCGTCAAGCCGCAGCTTTGGATCTTGCATTGGGTCGCTTATGACCGACTCCATGTATTCCAGTGGGTCAATCGACGCTGTTTTTGGTAACGCTGGCGCAATGGCAGGCACGGGCGGCGGTGTGTCCGGCGCGACTGACTCAGCCGTGACCTGTACAGACTGCGGTGTGTCGAGCCGGGCCATGTAGGCCAAAACGCCAGGATCTTTTGATAGCCTCGCTGCTGTCTGAGATGCGCAACTTGCCGCATATCCAGCCGCTATTGCTGCCTCTTTTTTCCGCATACCTGCCCGTAAACCATCAACATACGCCTTTTTCTGGCTGTTAAATGCCATGTTTGCCCCTTATTAAGGATTATTAATTAC